CAGACATGCAAGGCGGTGGTGGTAGTACTATTGGTGTAGGTGCGGCAACAACTCCAGAAGAAGGACAGTTTAGTGGACAAGCAAATCCTAGCCAAACTCAAGTCGTGGGTTAATACAAAGCGTAGTTGGGACGGATATACAGAATACTTAGATGCTTTAATTGATCAGTATCATTTAACAACAGATAGAGCAAATGATCCTGTAGATATTTATCGAGCGCAAGGTGCTCTTACTTTAATTAAAAAATTAAAAACATTACGTGAAGAGGTGAATGCCAATGGCTAAAGATGGAACAGAAGAAATTGAAGCTGGCCTTGTTGATGAGGGTGGCATGATTGATGAGGAAAGCGGCAATGATGTTCCCAATGGCGCATTAAAAGAAGAAGTGCGCGATGATCAGCCAGCTATGCTTAGTCCCGGTGAGTTTGTTATGCCAGCGTATGCTGTACGGTATTTTGGTGTAGAAAATTTAGTAAAAATGCTTCGTGCTGCAAAGCAGGGCATGGGGCAGTTAGATGACCTTGGTTTAACTGGCGAGCCTAACTCAGATGATGCAGGCTTAGAAACTGCTGTGCTGCCTTCTGAAATGCAGGAAGAAGGTGCTACACCTACACTTGCTGTTGGTGGTATGCCTACAATTAAACCCGGAGCAGTAACTACTACAGCATTAACTAATCAGCCAACACAACAGACACAGTTTGGTGTTGCGCCACCTGCAGCCATACAACCTGCTGCACAACCTGCTGCGGTACAACCCCTTAACTTTGCTGCTCCTTCTCCTCTTACACAACAAATGTATAGACCTACTGCGCCTATTCGTTTTCCGGGCCAGCAAAATGTTACCTATCCTGAATATCAGTATAGTCCAACTCCCGGTGGAACAGGCTTTATTGTAGCAGAGTATGTTGGACCTAACGGGCAATCTATTTTTGTTACTACTATTAATGGCAAACCTATAGGCCAAATTCCTGAAGGGTACGTAACACGCGCAGAGTACACTAAAAAACAAGAAGAAGGTAATACTACTACTACTACTCCTACTGAATTACAACGCAAGCCTGAAGACATGGACCCCGGTAGTTTTGAAGCACCTGAGGGGGAGGGTGAAGGTCAAAATTTATCTGCAGAAAATGTTTCTAAGGGTCAAATTAATTCATGGATTGCTGCTTTAGAAGGAAAAGAAAGTGAAGTTGTTTCAAAAGATGTTGTTCCCGCTGTTTTAGCTGCTATTTTAAATCCTGCGGCTGCAATAACTACTGCTACAGTAAAAGGAGTAGCAGCCCTTTTAAATAATGTTACAGCAAAAGCTAACGCAACAAAGTTTATGACTGAAGACAATGAGTTTATCGCTAAAGATAAGTGGGATAAACAAACAAATAAACAAAAAGCGCAAACACTAAAAGCCCTTACAACTGGTGAGTATGTTGCTCCAATTACACAGGAAGGGCAGGCAGGTTCTGTTGGATCAAGCGAAAACTGGGGTCAAGTTCAAACAGTAGCACCGGGTAAATCCGGATACGTATCACCAGAAGAAGCCGCTGCGGCTGCATTAACTGGAAGAACAGTTGAGGTTAATAATAATAATACAGGCGTTACTAATAATGCTCCTTCTGTTGATGCTCCTTCTTTTGATCCTTCTGTTGCTCCCGGCGGTATTGGTCCTGCAGATGTAGAAGCAGGAGGCGGTGAAGACGGTACATACGGATTTAAAAAAGGTGGTCTAATTAGTATGTCTAATGGTGGCATGATTACTGTTGGAGATAAAACTTATTCACCAGAAGATTTTGGTTTTGCAAGCAAGGGTGCTCTTGTAAAGAAGCGTAAAACCCCAGCTAAAAAGAAAAAAGGTAAAGGACTAGCCTCAAGTAAATAGTCCATTTGCTGGCTTACCCTATCCCCCTGCTAACACAGTAGGCTACGGTTGGCCCCAGTTAAAGGAAATAAAATGACTGAAGCAGTAGTTGCTGATCCACAGCCAGAGCGCAAAGTGGGTTTTGCAAATCGCCCTTATGGCAATAAGAAGACTGTAGAAGAAGAAGAAAAAGAACTAGAGCAACTTAAAAAAGATGCTTCTGATGAAGAAGATAAAGAAGAGGCAAGAGAAGAACTTCGTAAAGAAGAAGATAGCCTTTTAGAAACTTCTGCAGAAGAGAGAACCTTCAAGAAACGGTATGGCGATCTTCGTAGGTTTTCTCAAAAACAAAAAGAAGATTTTGAAGAGCGAATTGTAAAGCTAGAGCAACAGCTTGAAGAAAGCACTAAGAAGCATATTCAGCTTCCCAAAACAGAAGATGAATTAAGTGCTTGGATTAAGGAATACCCAGACATTGCAGCAGTAATTGAAACTATTGCAATTAAGAAAGCAGACGAGCGGTCAGAATCTGTTAGTAAAAAATTACTAGAAATTGAAAAGATGCAGACTAATGCTCGCAAAGAAAAGGCGGAAGTAGAACTCCTAAGATTGCATCCTGATTTTGAAGACATTAGAGATCAGGATGAGTTTCACGAGTGGGTTGAAACTCAGCCTAAGTGGGTTCAAACTGCTCTTTATGATAACGAAGATGATGCTCTTTCTGCTGCACGTGCTATTGATCTGTATAAAGCGGATAATGGTCTGCTTAAAAAGAAAGAAAGCAAGGTAGATACTCGCAAACAAGCAGCATCTTCTGTAACTACAAAATCTCAAAAGTCTACTCCTCGTGAAAGTGGCGAAGAGGGTGCATTTTATGAATCACAAGTTCAAAAAATGACTGCTGATGAGTATGAAAAGAATGCCGACAGTATCATGGAAGCTATTCGTACTGGCAACTTTGTCTATGATTTATCTGGAGGCGCACGTTAAGTAATTTTTTACTTGACAAATCGCCATTTTTAGTTAAAATGGTGTGTAGTAAAGTTACTAGACCCACTTTTTAGTGTTACTCTAGTGGCTTATCTTAAGTGACTTTTAGTTACCTAGTAAGTTTGGCCGGATACTGATTGATCGTCTTTATTCCTAACCCAAAGAACTAGCCCTCAAAGTTATACCCTAATATATGACCTGTGTAGGTCAGCGGAATACCGCATTTGTTTTAATGCTATAGAGGTTATCATGGCTTTTAAGACAGCGGCAGGGTATAATAGTTTACCAAATGGCAATTTTAGCCCTGTCATTTACTCCAAACAGGTACAGCTTGCTTTCCGCAAGAGTTCTGTAGCTGAAGATATTACCAACAATGATTATTTTGGTGACATCGCAAGCTTTGGCGATACAGTTCGTATCATCAAAGAACCAGAAATCACTGTCAAGTCCTATGCACGTGGCACACAGATTTCTCCACAAGACCTAGACGATGAGGATTTTTCTCTTGTTGTCGATCAGGCTAACTATTTTGCCTTTAAGGTTGACGATATTGAAGAGGCTCATTCTCATGTGAACTTCCAGCAGATGGCTGCTGATCGTGCAGGCTACCGCCTTCGTGACCAGTTTGACGCTGAAGTTTTGGGTTATCTTTCCGGTTACGCTCAGTCTGCAGTTAGTGCTGTTGCTAGTGCTGTTAATACTACAGTTTCTGGCACCAAGGCAATTGCAACTGCCGGTTCAGATGAACTACTTACCTCAATGAAACTCCGCAAGGATTCATTTGGTAACATTACTACTGCTAGTGCAGGCGATCACTCAGTTCCTATTGCTGCTCGCCTTCCCGGTGCAACTGAACTTCCAACGGCTACAGCTTCACCAGCAATGGTTGTTGCTCGTATGTCACGCCTTCTTGACACTCAGTATGTTGACAAGGACAACCGTTGGCTTGTTGTTCACCCTGCTTTCATGGAAATTCTCATGGACGAAGACAGCCGTCTTTTCAATGCAGATTTCGGTGAATCTGGTGGTATGCGTAATGGTCTAGTTCTTAACAACTTCTATGGTTTCAAGGTCTATGTTTCAAACAACCTTCCCGCAGTCGGCGGTGGTCCTACCACTACAGGTTCTGCTAACCAGAACACTGACTACGGTGTAATTGTTGGTGGTCATGCTTCTAGCATTGCAACTGCAAGCCAGATCATGAAGACTGAAACATACCGTGATCCAGACAGCTTTGCTGACATCGTTCGTGGTATGCATCTTTATGGCCGCAAAATTCTGCGTCCAGAAGGTGTCGTCACTGCTAAGTACAACGTAGCTTAAGGGAGGATTTAGACATGGCAACTTATGATCTTACCGCCTCTTCAACCGCTGGCGTTAGTGCTAATTCAATCGCAGTACTTCCTGATGTTCGTAACTCCACTTACCTTGTTGAGAAGATTCTTGACGTAGGCAAGCTTGTTAGTGCCGGTCTGTTTTCAGCCATCACTAGCGGAGATATCTTTCAGGTTCTAGAAATTCCCGGCGGCTCAATTGTTGTTGCAGCCGGTGCGGAAGTTCTAACTGCATTCAATGGTACAACTCCAACTGTTGACATTGACTTTGCTGCCGGTGACGACATTGTTGACGGTGGCGACGTAACCGCAACAGGTTACCTTGCTTCAGGCACAAATGGTGCAGCTAACACAGTCGGTGGTACAACTTACACTGACTTTGTTGC